CTCTCCGTTGGAAGTAGATAACTAACCTCAACACCTGCATCTATCGCCCCCTCCTCTCCAAAGAAAGTTCTGTAAAATTTTGGAGCCCTAGTAAAGAGCCAATCATGTTGATGAGATCTTGCTAGTCGCCCAACAGGTATGAAGAATTGCCCTAACCTAATATTTGTTCTTGGAATTAATGAATAGGTTGATAAGTAGAGTTCATGTAGTTCTAGAACTGTTTCCCCATTTTCATCATGTGCAGCTGCTGCAAGAGTTCCATTAAAGTCATCGTCGATTGGTGCAAAGATAGCAACCTCTGTTCCACGCATCTTTAATTTATCACTGGCCCCACTATCTTTATTGACACCGTACTCATATATAAAGTCTCCTGCAGCAGAGATCTGTACGTCAGAGTACTTTAGAGCAAGAGAGTTATTAGAGCTGAAAAATATAATAAGAAGGTTGTATTGTTTATGCCATCTAGTAAAAAAATATCAGATCATCAAGCATGTTGTATTGAAAGAGGAGCAAAACCTAAATTTAAAAGAATAGCAGCAATGCCTAATTTAAACCTAGCCGCAAAACAATGGGCTGAAGAGAATAATGCTTACTTTATTCCGTTAGGTCTTAAACATGAATTAGTTACAGCTGGTATAATAAAAACTGCAATGCAAATAAAAGCTCCTGATAAATGCTATATTGCAATATCAACGGGTGTCTTATCAAGAGCATTACAAATAGCTTGGCCTAATACAGAATTTATAAGTGTTGCTGTATCTCGAAATCTTAAACATGGTGAATTGGGGAGGTCTTCTGTCATATCTGACTCCTTATTATTTCAAAAGTCGGAGGACCTTTCTAATTTGCCGCCCTTCCCAACTGTGCCAACTTATGATGGTAAAGTTTGGAAATACATACCTAAAAATAGTGATGAAGACATATTGTTTTGGAATGTAGGTGCTGAGCCTGAATTAATAAATAAAAATTTATATCGGTATATTGATAGTTATAGGGATTGGCATGATACTCACTGAATATTACGAAGAATTTTTAAGATATTACGATTTAGCAAAACAACAACAAAAGCTTTGCAATCTAGGAAATATTGCACATAAAAAATCTAATGTTGGTGATGATTTAATGGAAAATGTTGAGCTATATGATGTTGTTGAAAGAAAATATGCAGGCTTTAGTCAGATTGTTAATGATATTTTTTATCAGAAAACAGATCAACATCCATACATAGATAAGATAAAAAACAACACAGCATCACAACAAAGAATGCAAATTGTTGATAATTGGAATGGTGTTGAGCATGACTTGGTAACTTGGTTATATGTATTTTTATTGCATAGATTAACAGGTTCAGCTATTAATTACGGGCAAAAACCTTCAGGCTATCACAATACTTTATTGTTTGATATGCATGTATGTAGAGATATACAAGATATAAAAGAGCTCGTTAGAACAACAACAAGAACCTTCTATACTTCAATTGGCTACCAGTTTCCCCGTTTCCCTAAACCAACAAAAGGTTATAAAAGAGGTGGCGACTATTTCCTATGTGAATATGTTGATAAGCTTGCAGAAGATATTGCCAACTTCATAGAACAGAAAAAGAACGTTGACTTTAGAGACTTAGGGGAATTTATGTTTAAGTGGAATAATGATCGTGGTCTAGTTAAGTATAAGTTTCAATACGCTGCTTTTTTAGCAGACATTGCTGATTGGTTTCCTAAATACATCAATAAGCGTAGCCACTTTTATTATGGTAGCAATGCTGTTGAATGCATATCGTATTTAGCCAAAACAGAAAAACGCGTCAATAAGCTTCAATTCCTAGATTCAATAATGGATCGTATATATGAAGATACAAAAGCATTTCCATATAATGCAGAAGATGTTTGTTGTGACTTTATAAGATGGGTAGAGAACTATATTAAACCAGGATCAGACTATGAACATTTAGATCGTGATAAAGTTTGGTCAAGTTGTCGTATTAAAGATCACCCTAAAGGACGGCAGAAACATATGCTGAAATTAAAATTGGTTGATAGTTTTAATAATATGTCAGAACACCCTAGTGATTATAAAGTTTTAGATATGAATAATATGACTGTACAAGACTACAAAAAAAGTATAAATTAATTTACAAGGAGATATTATGAACGGTGACTTAGAACGTATGGTTTATAACGGTACTATGGATATTGCTACCTATAATTGGTGGTTAAACTTTCTTGATGATATAGGGCAATTAGCCTTTTATCTATTAATACCATTAGGCGCAGTGGGTGGACTGCTTGGCGCTTATTGGATCATGCACAAATTATTAACTGAAAACGAGGACAAAGATGGATAAAGCACAAGGAAAATTTTCAAACGATAAACACGCATCATGCTCAGGACTCCCTGCGTTATTTGGTGAGTCTAGTTATGAAACTAGGAATGAATATATGCAGTCTAGATTAGATGCTAGAGCTGGTAAAAATATTAGAAGTGAAAAAGGAGTAGCTGCTGAAATGGGTGATAGACTAGAAATGCCTATTCTTCAATTAGCGGTTGATAAACTAGGGTTAAAGAATTTTCAACATGATATACCTTATGCTGTATCGCATGAAGAATATCCTTTAGAAGGATCAATAGATGGTATAGCCTATGCTAAGAATATTGTTATAAAACCTGACAATGATGTTATTTATACAGAAGATGATGAGGAAGTATTATTAGATGGTAAAGGTATACTAGAAGCTAAGGCCACAGCTTTAATGCCTGAGGCTGATAGCAAACCACCTCTACATCGTGGTGTTTTGCAAGTTAAAGCATTAATGGCAATCACAGGTTATAGTTGGGCAGCAATTAGTACATTGCATAGAACCACTATGCCAAAAATATGCGTATACCGTAGAGATTTTGCTTTTGAAAAACAACTTAAAGAAGTTATACTCGACTTTGAAAGAAGGTTAAAAGAAAAAGATTATTATCCTCCAGTAACACTTAAAGATACTCAGATTATATATTCAAAACCAGATAAAGAAAGTTTATTAGATTTAGATACAGAAGAAGTTGCATCACTGTGTGATCAAATTACAAGCTGCGAAGATCAAATCAAAAACTTAAACGAAATTATTACTAAAGGCAAAATTAGGTTACAAGAGTTGATGGGCAACTCCACTAAAGCAACCAGTAGCAAATATAATTTAGATTGGGGCACTATTACTTATAAAGACCAACCGGAAAAAGTAATACCCGCTAAAGAAGGCTACACTATTAGGAAAAAAACAGTTAGTATACGCAAAATTAAAGATGAATGAGCAACAATTAGATAAAGCACATGAAATTTACATTAATCTGAGAAAATCGAACGACAGGTTAAGCCCTGAAGACATTGTTTCAGTTGTGAGAATGTTAGGATATGATATTAGTGATAAAACTAGTCATACATGGTATCACGAAGTATAAAGCTCTGTAAAGATTGTGGAATACAAATTACTAAAAAAAATGCCTTTATAGACCGCGGAGAACGGATCAGAGCTAGATGTAAGCCTTGTGATTATAAATATCGTGCAAAAAGAGCAGGCAAAGACGCATATTCATATATGGATAAACTTTATGCTAAGCTTAAATATGAAGTTGTATCTGGTAGCAGAAGAACAAGCAGAGCTGATTTAACATGGAATATAAGTCCAAGCCATATTTATGCAAGGTATCACGTACAAGATGGAAGGTGTAATCTATCTGACACTAAATTAACATGGAAAACAGGACAAGGTAAAGTTGATACAAATATCAGTATAGATAGAATAGATCCAAAAAAAGGTTATGAGCCTGATAATATCCAATTAATTACATATCGATGCAATATTATGAAACATGATATGGATGAAGATAATTTTATAGAACTATTGAAAATGATTAATCGGACTCTTGATAACCGCAAGCGATTAAATAAGAAGCATTCATCCTAGCACGCCTTTTTGTTTGTCTAGCATATCTAGAATCTAATAATTCCTCAGCTGCTTTTTCCCAATTTTTAGCATCAATTGCATCAAGCATTTTTTCAAATGTTAATAGTTTAGATAAACCTAAATTATAAGTCATATCTATAAGTACTAGTTTGACTTTATCTGGTAAGTCATTAAAGTCTTTAACTATGTTAGATATTTCTTTTATACTTTGTTCTAGATCATTATGCAGTAGAAATTCAGCTTCAGATTTAGTTATTCCTTTTTGTTCTATGTTTCTACCATAACCAATAGTGGCATAACCAGCAGTACACTCGTAAACCAAAGCTGAATAGCCTTCGTATTCTTTTACGTGGTCTTTAATTTCGTTAATTAACTGTTCTTCCATTTATCTTCAATGGTTTATTCATATATATATTTTAACCTGGATTCTCGCATTGTTGTAGGCTTTCATATTCTCTTTGCCTTAAACCATCTATTTCTTGTTTGTATAAATTGATCTCAGTTTCCAAGACAAAAACTTGTCGTTCTAGTTCAGTTGTCTTTGCTTCTAATTCTCTAATATCAGGAAATATGTAATTGTTTTGATTGCCCCTAATGTTTCTAGCTTCTCTAGCATTTTTTTCAATGCGTTCACTGATATCGGCATAGCCATAAACAGCAACCGATATAACCACAATAATCTGTGCCAAATAAGAAAGGCTAATCTTTAATGATGTGTCTTGGTTAAGGCTCATGCCTTAATTATATAAATAAAGGGTTGGGCAGGTAAGGGTAGTGGGTTAAGGAGATATATGAAAAAGACCTGCCCAGAACTAAATCAATATGAGAAGTATAGCAACTAATGTTGTGGCTAGAAAGCCAGTAGTCGCATATATCGCTACATCAATTTTACTGTTCAGGGCTTTTATGTCTTGTTTTAAATCTTGCAAGGTTGCAAAGACTGTTTTTGATTGTTCGTGACATTGGGCTAAGTGTTCTTTCAGACCTTGATTGACCTCTTGAACAGTAGCCCTTGCCATTAGTTTTGCTCGTTAGGAACAGACAACATCAGTTGTTGTTCTAGTTGGTCTGCTTTTTGCTTGTAACCATTAACAAGTTTAAGCAACTGTTGTACTTGTTGCTCTAGTTGTTCATAGGTTGGCTTTTCAGCAGCTTCAACTTTTTTATCTTCTTTTGCCACTTTTCACTCCTTTTCTTAAAGAAAGATAATCTACAAAATCATATACCTTTTTATTCCAACCCTTTCTAGGTTTTGGGTATATGCAAATTAATACATTGGCTAATCCAATAAAAGCCAATACGAATATTATTAAATCA